AGTGCAAAAAATAAAACTCTTCGTATATTTGGTGGTAATGATCGCAATGGAGCAGGTCAAATATCCATTTGGTCTGGATTTCGAGCAGATACTTCAGCGATAACTAGATTAGATATTTCTATTACTGCTGGTGGTAACTTCGCCAATAATTCAACTTTTGCCCTATACGGAATTAAGGAAGCATAATGCCAGCAGGAGCAACTTACGAGCCAATAGCGACTATCACAGTCAGCGGAACCAGTACCACTTCAATAGATTTTACAAGCATTTCTTCTTCTTATACTGATCTCAAAGTTATCGCTGTTGGAACTGGTGTAACTGCTGGATCATTGAGAATGAGATTTAATTCCGATACGGGAACAAATTATTCGTACTCGGAATTATATGGAAATGGAACTGCTGCTGTTTCTTCTAGGGTTACAACCGCACCTTACATCACTTTGGCGGCAGCGGGATTAAGTGCCACTATACCGCATTTGCATATAGTGGATATTTTTTCTTATGCGGGTAGTACAAATAAAACTTGTTTGACCAATATTAATGAAGATGATAATGGTTCAGGTTATGTTTATAGAAGTGTCGGATTGTGGCGGAATACTGCTGCTATTACAACAGTTTCTTTGTTAAGAACTTCAGGAAATCTTGGAAATGGTTTTACTGCTACCCTCTACGGAATAAAGGCGGCCTAATATGCCATCACCTACTTATGTCGCTTTGGCTAAAACAGTTTTGACGGGTAGCCAAGCCACAGTAACACTTTCCAGCATACCCTCTACTTACACAGATTTGATATTAAAATGTTATGTAAGAAGCACCAATGCTTCAACAACAGATAATTTATTTTTGCAAGTAAATTCTTTGACTGGAGTTTATTCGTCAGTTTATTTGCGTGGTTCGGGTGCTGCTGTTTCGACATCAACGAGACCCGATTTTCAACTTGGTCTCATAAATGGAGCAACCAGCACTTCTAACACTTTTAGTTATGTAGAATTCTATTTTCCTAATTACACAGCAAGCCAACATAAGGCCGTCAGTCTATCTATGGCTCAAGAAAATAATTTAACTACCGCTTGGATAAATGAATACGCCTCACTCGTGCGTTCGACTGATGTAATTAGTTCCCTTACTTTGACCGCTGGTAATTTTGATACCGGATCACGCTTTGACTTATATGGCATTAAGAACTCATAAGGAGAAAAATGGCAGACAAACCCACCAAACTCATTGTTGATTGCTCGACCGGAGAGCAGACAGTGGTTGAACTTACCGCTGAGGAAATTGCTCAACTGGAAGCTGATCGTATAGCAGCGGAGGCACAGCGAGCAGAACAAGAGGCAGCAGAGGCAGCCAAGGTAGCCAAGCGACAAAGCGCAGCAGACAAGCTACGCGCACTTGGGCTTGAAGAAGAAGAAGTTGCAGCATTACTTTACTAACCGGCGATTGCACTGAAGAAATGTTGCCGAATATGGATGATTGGGAGTGGGATGTAGATGGCAAGCAGCCAGAACGGATGGCCAGCATCACCCGACCCCAAGACCATCGGCATCAAGTCTTACCTTGTTCCTAACACTCAACTCAAGCTTAGAGTGGCAGAAAAAGTTGCGCCTATCCTTATCAACTTTGCTGCTGAGTTCAATGAGCTGGTGGAGAAACTGGAAGGCAAGCAACTCGATGATTGGGGTTATGCCTACCGGCAAGTGCGTGGATCAACGGATATGTTAAGCAACCATGCCAGCGGCACAGCCATTGACCTTAACGCCACCAAGCATCCGTTAGGGGCTAAAGACACTTTCCAACCCAAGCAAGTAGATGCCTTATTAGAACTATGCGACAAGTACCGGCTCAGATGGGGTGGGCTTTACCGCAATCGAAAAGACCCGATGCATTTTGAGATTGTGGAATCACCAGCAAATGTAAAGAAAACCATTGAGCGATTGGAACTGACCATATGAAACTCGACAGCAAGCAAATCATGATGGGCGTTACCGGTTTCCTTGTCTGCTGGCAAGCCACCAATTTTGAGCTGGACTACCGCTCCATTCTCTCAGCAATCGTGGCTGCTGGACTATCTGGTGCGAACGGAAAGAAGCCCAAGGCATGAACCTTGGCAACTGGATTGCAGTCATCACAGTGGCCTTCACTGCCCTTGGTGGCATGGCTGCCCTTGTCCAGTTTCTTGTGAAGCATTACCTTGCCGAGCTTCGACCCAATGGCGGCTCGAGCCTCAAGGATCAGGTCAGCGACTTGTCCAAGCGTGTGGATGATATTTACAAAATCTTGCTTAATAAAACGCTATCCTAGTATCCGCGAAAGGGGCTCAAATGGAACATGAAGATAACCCAGACCTCATTCTTATGGCTGAGCCCTTATCGCCAATGCTTGCCAATGCATTAGAAGCGTACCGGTTACTCACTACATATCAGCGGGTAGGTTTTACCAGAGCTGAAGCTTTCGACATTGTGCTGAACCAAATACCTGATTGGACTTTTCCTAGCACCACAGTCATTGAAGAAGAACCACAAGACGAAGATGACGATGATGATCTATGGGAAGAAATCCCTGACGAATTGACTGAGGATGACGACACCGACTACTAAGCGGATTGTTGTAATATCTGACCTGCAGATTCCGTATCATCATCCGGCTGCAGTAGGGGCTCTCATTGGATTTGTTAAGCGTGTTAAACCAGATGCTCTTGCGTGTGTCGGAGATGAAGCCGACCTACCCATGGTCAGTAGATGGGAAGATGGATACCGAGGCGAGTACAGCCCAGCCATCCAATCTGACCTTGACTCCACTCGAAGTGTTTTGGCGGCTTTTAGAAACGCACTCGGAGCAGATAAACCATTCCACCTTGTACGATCCAATCACACCGACCGGCTCGAGCGATACATCGAGCGCAAAGCTCCCGCCATTGCAGCCCTAAGGGGTATCCGATACCAAGACCTAGTGGGGCTCAAAGAACTCGGCATTACATGGCATGAAAAGATGGCTGAGATTGCTCCCAATGTTTTGCTTGCGCATGGGGATGAGGGGTCAATATCCCAAGTGTCCGGAATGACCGGATATAAACTTATGGAAGCTACGGGCAAATCTATCGTGTGCGGGCATACCCATAGGCAGGGGCTAGTATGGGTTTCTAAGGGCTTTAATGGGCGATTAGAGAGCCGATTTGCTCTCGAGGTAGGTCACCTCATGGACATGGGTAAAGCGGCTTATTTGAGGCCTAGAGGGGCTGCAAACTGGCAATTAGGGTTTGGAATACTAGAAGTGACCGGAAAGCATATTACCCCGTATGCCGTACCCATGAGGGCTGATGGATCATTTACTTGGGCTGGAAAAAACTTTAGCTAAACCCTTGACTTCCACAAGCCCAATCCCCATACTGGTGATAACCAAGACCTGAAGGGGGTCACCATGGCAACATCAACAATAGTATGGATAGGCATTTCACTGCTGGTATTTGCATTTTTAGGAATGCTCATTGGCTACACACTCGGGCATGACGATGGATACCGACAAGGTTATGAAACAGGCAAGCTCCATGATTAAGCGGCTAGATGATAGCAAAGCCAATTGCCGCGGCATCAACACTGATTACTTTTACATGACCGAGAGTGATTTACAGTCCGAGGGGCTATCACTGAGGGTCATTCGCCGTATCTGCTTTGACTGCCCTATTCAGGAAGCTTGCGCTGAATATGGCTTTAAGTATGAACGCCATGGCACATTTGGGGGCTACACCGAGCAGGAGCGAGCCCTGATCATGGCAAAGAAGTGGAACCACAAGGAACTACGCCGGATGTTCGAGCAGCTAGCCATATTGGGAGTACGCTTGAGCAAGGTGTTTGAGTACCCAGAGATAAAAACCGAGTATCTAGTACCTGCATACTGGATGAAAGAAGGGGCATGATGAGTAAGTTTGATTTGGAGAATTATGAAACAGTGGATGAGCGCATTCACAAGTTTTGGGAAATGTATCCTGCTGGATCAATACAGACTGATTTGTTTAGCGAAACAAGAGCTGATAATCGCTTGGAATGGGTCTGCAAAGCATCGGTTAAGACTAATCGTGATGAAGGCATTGTGGTTACTGGTTGGGCTACGGAATATGAGGGAGCCAATAAGTTTGCCCCAACCAATGCGCCGGAGCTTGCTGAAACTTCTGCTATTGGCAGAGCGTTGGCTAACCTTGGACTATCAAAAGTTGGAAAACGAGCTTCGCAGGATGAAGTGGCTTCCGCACGATCTAAGGAAGCATCATCTAAGCCAGTGCCAGAGGATGACCCATGGGCTAAAGGCATGGAAATCCTCGGCGATGCACTAGCAGCCCAACCGATAGAAAACTCAACCAGCTACAAGTGCGCGCATGGCGTAATGGTTTACAAGACTGGCGTGTCCAAGAAAACTAGCAAGCCTTGGGCGGGTTATTTCTGCCCCGATAATGTTCAGTTGTGCGACACAAAATGGCAGAAGGTGGGCTAATGACTCACGAAGAATTGCTGGAGACTTTA